TAGTATTGATATAGTGCATCATCTATAATCTGTGCGATCTCCATATTCTTCTTCCGCTTCATCAACGTCTACATATGGATTTTCCACATAGGGTCCTCGTTTTCGTAGAGGTTCTTTCCTGACATAATCGGTTTCAGAATTTACAGCAGATACCCAAACAGCAAGTTTCATTACGATAAAAATTAAAACCAGTGGTGTAAAACAACCGATTAAAGTTACTGGTTTCATTTATGTTTCCTCGTAAAAGATTCCCAGTGTTCCCATCTATATTTATGTATTGTAGTCAATGATAGTATGCATTTTCTAATCCCCATCTAACAGAATACCCCACCACTCCAAAAAGTGTAATTGCTTGGACCGCTAATCCCATTTTTCCCATGGATCCTCTTTGTGCAGGCAAGAATTAGGATGTGCCCACCCCTTATTTAATTCTTTTAACCTCTGCTTGAGGATGTTATTTTCGAGTTTCAACATATAATTTCGATGTTGCAACCACTTTATATATTTCATCCCTATCCATCCGATAGATTCACATCTCATCATATAAATTAGATGTTTCAACTTTTCAATAGGGATCATCACACCTTTTTTTCCATAACTCTAAGAAGTATCTATCAACTTGATACAAATCCTTACCAGGAGGAATTTTATCAATGTCTACAGACCACTCTCTACACAGATCTCTCATTTCTAGTGTTATGCCACGAGGTAAAAACATTCTGCCAAAGGAGGACATGGCAAATGCAAACCTCATTCTAATGCGCTGTTCCATTTCCTGAGTAGGCGTCGGTTTCATAATAGTTATTCTCACCTTTTCTGTACCCGAAATATGCGGTGGCACATACAAATGGTAGTGATCCCCAAAGTAGGACATGTGCTAAAATCATTTGAAAAATACCTTGACGCCTATTGCTGCTCTACCTTCATCTATATTCTCCAATGCAGTTAAATACTCTACAAATACTTTTACGTCACTGCCATACTCAATACCTATTGATCCCAGTGGTCCGTTAAATTTATCACGACGATCAAACCCAGAATGGTTAATACTGATACCAGAATACAAAGTAAAGTCGTTAATTGGTGCGAGGAGTTTAACTCCAGCATGATTAATTCCTGGGTTATCATTACAATCCATGGGTGTTGAGATGTGTTCAGCGAAGAGTCTTACGTGTTTATGAACGTCATACTCAATTCCAAAGGAACCCATGGGTTCCTCCAGTTCAAATTGTGTTTGCTCCATTGGACTATAATTGAAACCAATGTAAGTTTTTAAACTATCTGCAGACACTGTTCCAACAGTAGCAGTTACAATTGCACCGGTAATAGATGCTAATCCTATACATACACTCATTTTACGTTGTGTCCTCCAAACATATAGCGCATTCCGTTCAAGATTTTGTTTCCATATTCTCCCAATCTGCGAGAATTAAACCGTTCAAATAGTGCGGCAGAGATAACAGGTGTGGGTACACCAAGATCCACAGCAGCGTGGAGAGTCCAACGACCTTCACCAGAATCGCTAACTCCCCCATCGAATTTGCTAAGGTCATGATCATGCCGTAGTACATCAGCGGTAAGATCAAGTAACCAACTACCAACCACGCTACCACGACGCCAAAGCTCAGCCACTTCAGTACAGTCAATATCATATTGATAATCTTTTGGATTCTCCATCGGAGCCACCTCAGCATCCCCCTCCTTAACATATTTGGAACCAAGATCACCATGATGGAGAATATTAAACCCTTCTGCATATGCTTGCATTATACCATACTCTACACCATTGTGAACCATCTTTACGAAATGACCTGCTCCAGGACCTCCACAATGTAACCAACCGTACTCAGCACTGGTTGCCCTAGTGTGAGGGTCTGTGCGGGTTGCAGCGGTAATACCAGGCGCAAGGGCGCGGAAAATGGGGGCACAGACAGATACTGCGCCAGTTGCACCACCAACCATGAGACAGTATCCACGCTCCAAACCATACACACCACCGCTAGTGCCGCAATCAATATATTGGATACCAAGTTTGACCAATCTCTCGGATCTCTTGCGAGAATCTTTAAAGTTGCTATTGCCATGATCAATAATAATATCTCCGTCGCCAAGTAGTGGTAATAACTCATTAAGTGTGTCCTCTACTAATTCTGCGGGAATAACAAGTTGAAAGATACCAGGTGCTTTACCAATCCGTTTATCTTGATGATGCACTTGTGTTACAAGGTTTTCAATAGTTGTGGCAACTCCTGAGACATATCCATTTTCATATGCCTCTTGCGCTTTTTCATAGTTGCGTCTATAACCCCAGACTTCAATTCCTGCCTTCATCATGCGTCGGGACATACCCTCACCCATACGACCAAGACCAATCATTCCAACTTTCATTTTAATTTACCTTTATTTTTTACAGACCATGTTATTTCCATAGCAATAACCAGCAAACTAATAAATCCAAAAACAAATAATCCACTCATCATAATGATATCTTTAACCAAGGTAATATTGGTGGTATTATTCCAATGAGTCGAAGAAGACCCTCAGCAAAAAGTGCGAGAACAACCCAACCAATACACACAGAGATAATTGTAGCACTACGATTATGTTTTCGTATGGCACCATCAATCATCTCCTGACATTCTTGTTTGGTTACCCACTCAGGTGGCTTCATATCCTCAGAATAATCCTTAAACATCTTCATTATACCAAAAGTCGTACCAGTCATTCTCTGTTACTTCATCCTCGCATATTGAAGGTTTCTCAAATAACTCATTCATTTTTTGATTGTGAATTTTGAGATATAAAAGTTTAAGATCTTTGTCAGTTACCATATTCATCCAAAATGCCTAAGATGGAGTTGTATGCTTCTTGAGCACCATTATTCCAGACATCTCCCTTATAATGATACTCACCTTCATACAATGCATTTTTTAGTTTTAAAATCCTGACCTTGATTTCATCCTTTGTAACGGATCTTCTTGGCATAATTAATCATCACCCAATTGTTTGTTTAGTTCACCAAGAGTGTCTTTACGACCCTTTATAACACCGTCAATATATCCTGCACGGTATTCCCAAGTTTGCCCACCATCTATACCCCTCTTTGGGTTGATGCATTGATCATTGCCATACTTGTTACAAACAAGACCAGCAAGATCTAACTCAGATGAATCAGATGATCCACCTGTACCTCTCCAAACATGTTTACCATTAATCCAAGTTGCTCCACATTTTTCACACTCTCTTCTTTCAAGTTTAAGGTCTGATAATTTGGGACTGTCATCCATGTGTTGATTCCTTTTGTTTGATCGTGGATATGTTTAATCCTTTTTTAAGTTTACGTGCCATAAAATACATCCTTATCTTAAAGATAAGGAATCTAAATTGTAAATCAAGATACGCAAAAAGACGCATTGTCTCCTCATAACCACCGTAAGCAAATAAGAGTCCGATGATTATGACTGAAATATAAAAACCAATTAATGTTGATTGCATTATATCTCCAATGATGACCCACGTAGAGTTATAATTGTATATAGATCATTACAAAATGTCAAGTATTTTTGATACTTGACAGGTTAGTGTTTCCACACTAGACTAGGTTTGTTACCGATGAAGATAATACTATAGCCTAGTTACTTTATGAGGCATTCCAAAACTAGCAGCCTTCAGACTCGTTAAAGTTTCATCAATAACTTCACCTTCAGGGTCATAAGATGCTGTAATCTCTGCACCAGCACCAGATCTTACTGCTTGCATTTTCTTAAGAAGAACCATCTTCTTCATCTGAGAAATTCTATTTTCCTTTGATTGAAGTTGTTTCTTTTGTTCCTCAGCACCAGAATTTGCCTTTTCCTTTGCTTTAGCAGCATCTTGGTCATCCTTAGGGATAGTAGATTCGCCCATAGCAGCTTGATAGTATGATTCACCTGCTTGATAAGGAGTCTCGTAATAATGTCTTACCATTGCACTTGGATATGCTCCTTGTAAAGCATACTCCACTTCCTTACGGGATGGTTTCTTCATATCAGGGAAGAAGAGTTTGAGAGACATTAACTTGCCTCTAAAACTAAACATTACAAGATAAACATTACCAGTCTTAGCAGGCATTCTCGTTGCTTCAGTCACTGCTGGTCCAATTATCTGATCGATATCATAGATATCATATTCAGCAGATGACTTGACTACCTTGATTGGTTCTGGTTTTACAATATCCTCAATGGTTGCGAATGTTTCACCATAAGCATCAGTCAGTTCAATCTCTTCTTTCTTGACACACCAGCACTTTTGTCCTGCCTCGTTTACCTCGATAGCACCTGCTGCTTCTAAGGCAGCGATCTGTGCCTCTGTAAACCCCTGGAACTCTTCTTTCTTATCACTGTTACCCCAATTTGCTGCACCCTTCTTACGGTACTTTACAAGGGCACCTGAGGCATCATTTGATTTAGACTTACCAAACCAATCTTTTAATCCTTCTTCAGAAACATATGAGAGGTCATAGATTCCATTTACAAAACCCTCTCCTACACTATCTCCACCATCCCCGCCGCCATCTGCCTCAGTTTCAGCAGCACTTATTTCGCCATCACTAGCGTCATCTACACTATATTTGGACCACATCTTGGATCCGTAACTGCATTCACCTTGCGTCTCTTTCTTCTTACAGAGACGGCAATATTTTTTGTACTTTGACATTGCTACAAACTTTTACCCTGTTTTATTTAGCAATCATTGAAGGCAGAACCAACTTCAGAACCAATAGACGCTCCCGCCTTTTGTCCTAAGAGTAATGCCCAACCAGATGCTAACCATCCAACATAAGGGATGCTAACAAGAGCAGGGACAGCAACACCAGCAGCGATGCTAGTGCCTGCCATTGCACCTTGAGACCGTGCTCCAGCGTCCGCCGCGATGCACTCTGCGCTTTTTGCATTCAACTTTCCCTCTTCACCTATTGCACCTCCCAGATTTCTGGTGCCCTCACGGGTGAATTGGTCACGACGATACTCGGATCTGACTTCAGATCCTCCACCAAACCATCCTCTCTTCTCTTTATCAACGTCTAGAGATCTTTCGGATTGTAAAACTTTAGGGTCATCAGCACGGAATTCAATCTCGTATCCGTCTTTACCTGCTCTGATTTTATATGATGAATATGGACCGTTAGGAATATTAAATGTAGGAGGTTCTGGAAGTTTTGTAGAGTTCATCAGATGTCCCAAGACACCAATGTGAGCAACTCCAATAACTGCTCCGACGCTTACCGCTACCCACTTTAATGGTTTCATAGCATTGCCCTAATCAGCAACC